ATCAAGTCACTCGTTACCGCAGGTATAGGGTGTCCAACGCGGACAAGAAGACTATTTCTATCCGATGCCTTCTTAAGAGGAAGTTCACACCATTATTAACGGCGAACGACGTTGTGTATATTTCCAGCCTTAGCGCAATCAAACACGCGTTGTTGGGGTCTATTGCCGAAACCAATGCCGATCTCGAAAGAGCTAACTATCACTGGGCCGTGTGTCAGCAGGTTCTCGACGAACAGCTAGACTCCCACCGTGGCGCAGCCAAGCCATCAATCTTTTTTGCTGCCGACCGAGGCAGCACCCCCAATCTCATGTAACTCCCAAACAATGATCGAATACATTACAGAAAACGTAGACACCCTGCTTCAAATTGCAGCGAGTGTCATCGCCGTAGCTTCTCTTGTTGCTACATTGACTCCAAACGAGAGTGACAACAAGTGGGTCTCCCGCGCTTCAGCAGTCATTTCATGGCTCGCCCTGAATGTGGGCAAGGCAAAGAGTAAGTGAGCGCATTCATCAGACTTCTGACCGCTGCACTCAATGCCTACATCGAACACATCCGACTCAAGCGGGATACACGCATCGACTCTTTGGAAGATGAGCTTGATAGGCTGGCCGCTGATGGCTCTCCTACTAGCAAGTTGCGGATCGAGCGGGTGGCACAACGAATCAAGCGCGAACGCGAGCGCCTTATTCGATCCCCCGACCATCACATTGATTGAGGGAGAGTTGTATCACTTCTGTGAAGGCAGCTTAGTCGGTCGTCCGAATCACAGATTCCACAGCGATTACTCGTATCGAAGAGCAATTATTATTGGTGAGAAGTAATGGACACGAAGTTTCTAGTCTCACTGGGGGTTGGCCTCGCTGTCCAAGCGGCGGGCATCGTCTGGTGGGCTAGTAATCTTCAAAGTGAAGTTCAACACAACGACTTTCAGATCCAGATGATTGGTAAGGATGTCGAGAAGCACGCGATCTTTGTCCGTGATTGGCCCGCCGGAAAGTGGGGGAGCGGTTCTTTGCCTGATGATGTGCGTCAGAATTTAAAGATCGGTGAGCTAGAGCAGGAAGTAGATCAGATTATGAACAAGCTTTACAGCAGAGACCCTTTACGTAGCTCAGATGATTAACACACGCATTTTTGATTCACTAATTGGAATGGCCGCACCCGTCATAGGGTTGGTCACAAGTATGCAGGAACAGTTTGAGTATTGGTTGAGAGTTGGGTCATTAGTTGTGGGAATAGCTGTAGGACTAGCATCTCTTTATCGTATTATTAACAAATGAAGATAGGGTTGATAGTAGGTCACTCTCGTCTTGGTGATCAGGGCGCATATAGTTCTGGCGAATACATTCTTTCCGAATGGGATTTTAACCGTGATCTGGTTCGTAGGGTTGCTACCCCTTTAAGAGGGGTAGTAGATTTTGTTATTTACGATCAAGTCCCTGTTAAAACCTACACAGCAGCAGTTAAGTATTTAGCTAATAAACTAGATGAAGACGGGATTGATGCCGCTGTTGAGCTTCATTTTAATTCAGCTAGTCCCAAAGCCTCTGGTCATGAGTGGCTTTATTGGCACACAAGTAGGAAAGGAGCCAAGTTAGCCTATTTACTTAGGGATGAGATGGAAGAATCCTATCCTGATTTGCCTTCGAGGGGAGCCAAGCCTCGCGCTGAAAAACAACGTGGATCTGGTATGTTGCGTGGTGTTCGTCCTCCTATTGTTATTGGAGAGCCTTTCTTTGGTAGTAATCCCGACGAGTGGAGGATGATTAACAACAACCGTGGCAAACTAGCGGGGGTGTATGCCCGTGCGATAAAGAAATATGCTGAAGGATGAGCCTCCCCAAAAGTATCCACATAGCGGGAGTTCCCGTTAAGATCGTAAAAGAAGACTTAAGTGATGAGAACAATCGCTCAAAAGGTTATTACGGATACTATTCTCATGAGCGGAAAACTATTGTAATCGATAAGAATCTTAAACCCGCAGAAGTTAAATCAACAGTAAGGCACGAGATGCTTCATGCTTGTTTAGCATTCAGCGGTCTTGATAGATTAGATAGCTTTGAAGAAGAAAGTTTGGTAGTGTGCATAGAGGAACTTTTTTTCCCAGCGTGGGAAAGGTTCTGCAAAAGATTTAAGTAGAGATGGCCAAGAAAAAAAGTAAGTCGCGTGTGAATGAGGCAGGTAATTACACCAAGCCTAATATGCGTAAGCGTCTGTTTAACTCTATCAAAAACAGGAATACACACGGGACTCCTGCGGGTAAATGGTCAGCTCGTAAAAGTCAGCTTCTATCAAAGCTTTATAAAGAGAAAGGTGGCGGTTATCGCAATTAGTCATGGCTAGGTTAAGAAAATCACAGCAGTCACTAAAAGATTGGAGCGATCAGAAATGGCGCACCAAGAGTGGCAAAAAGTCCTCCGAGACTGGGGAGCGGTATCTTCCAGAAGCAGCCATCAAAAAACTTTCTGCATCTGAGTATGCGGCTGGCACAGCGCGAAAGCGTAAAGCAATGAGGTCGGGCAAAGGACGAGCAAAATACACAGAAGCAGAAAAACGAGCTTTCCTTAGTGCTACAAACCGTAGACGGAAAAAAACCAAGAAAAAATAACTACAGTGAAAAAACAAGACTTCAAACCCCACATGATGTTCGACCCGAAAACGGGTAAAGGTGTCAAAGCGGACACTTACGAAAAGCACTTGGCTCTAAAGAAAAAAGGTTACGGGCATTCTGCACCTAAGAAAAAAGCGGCTAAGAAAAAAGCTGCTAAAAGAAAATCTTTTACTGAGAGTGTTGAAAGTAGAATGAAAGAAAGTGGCTACTAAAAGATTCAAAAGACTACCTTCGGGCAGGATTAGTTATCACGGGGAAACTTTTCCGGGCTTCAATAAGCCCAAGCGTGCTCCAAAAGGGAGTAAGAAGAAGTTTGTTGTCTTGGCAAAACAAGGGGACAAAGTAAAAAAGGTTTCTTACGGGCACAGGGATTACTCAGATTTTACCAAGCACAAGAATCCTAAACGTCGCGCTAACTTCCGCGCTCGACATAATTGCGCCACAGCGAAAGACAAGCTTTCAGCTAGGTATTGGGCGTGCAAAAAACTTTGGTAATGCCTAGAAAGCTACCCGCACAATTCAAACGAGAGCGGAGTAGCAAGTATATTGCATTCACACCAACGTCGGCTGACATAAAGTTAGCTTTTGAACGGAGTCAAGAGCTTGGGATTCAGCGTAACTCTTTTACTAGAGGTCAAGGCAGGATGGTAGGGTTCCTTGGGGAGATTGCCTTTGAGTTACTTTTTACAAATTCAGTTTACGTAGGAGACAAGTCCTTCACACATGACTACGTGATTGGCAAAAAGACCATCGATGTTAAGTCGAAGACTTGCACTAGCAAGCCCATGCCTCACTACACGGCTAGTGTAAACTGCCCCAAGCTAAAGAAGCCACAGGCGGGGTATTATTATTTTGTTCGCGTCCTTAAAGACTACTCTAAAGTCTGGATGCTAGGTTGGATTGGGACGAAAACACTACTGCGGGACGCAGACTACAAGTTCTGTGGAGACCCTGATGATTATGGCTTCACCTACAAAGTAGATGGTTACCATACAGAGATCAGCAATCTTCGTCCACCTGCCAGCTTTTCAGCCTAGCACGAACTGCTTTGAGCTTACGTAGAAGGTCTTCGAGCCTACTCCGTTCTTGGGTGTAGTGTTCAATTTTTTTTGTGAGCATCGAATAATCTTCTTTAGCGAATATTATTCGGGACTCTACAACGCTAATATCCTCTTCCTCCAAGAAGGTTTCAGTAGTGTCTTGCTCAACACTCATGCCTCTAGTTAAGGAGAAGCTTTGGAAATGTCAAATCTTTCCTCGACGTTGATACTCCACACCTTGCCGCCACCTTTTCCTTGTGAGGCTACTGGCCGTATCCGCACGTTCGCTTTTCCGGCTTCTTCTAACGTGGACATTCCCCTTCTGACAAACTCAAGGTTGTTGCTCAT